CTGCTCGAGCCTGCACCGTGCCATCAGCCAGGATCACCGAGAGCGTCGTGCCGGTTCCCATGGCCAGGCCGGTGGCGTCGTCGACCGTGATGGCAGTCGTGGTGGCAGATGAGATGCGTCCGCCCCGCCTGGCGCCAGCTCGCATCGGATCGCTGATCTCCACCACCTGACCCGGGCGGACCTGGGCACCAGCGTCAACCGACGCAGTGAAGGTGCAGACCTCCGTCTCCTTCTGCGCCGAATAGAGCAGCCATTCCCCGATCCGGTGCGCTTGCCCACGTGATGTACATCCGAAGGCGGTGATCTCGGTTTTTACCACCCCATAGCGCGTGATCCCGGCCTGGTCCTCGACGATCTCGTAGGCCGCATCCCTGATGTCCAGGTCCTGGTACTGGACGACCGCGACGGTGGGCCTGGTCTTCAGGCTGGAGCCGGAATAGCTGAAGCCTTCCTCTGCTGAGACGTTGGCGTAGGTGAACAGGTAGGCCGGATCCACCGGCTTGTCCTGGTTGATAGTGAGCGCCCCAGCCCCCCAGTAGGGCATAGCTCTAAAGATGGAGCACATGTCATTGATCAACTTATAGGCGTCTTCTGCTGTCTGAATGTTTATGTTGCAAGAGAAGCGTGGCTCGAAACCACCAAAGCCATCGGGGACGCTTTCGCTGCAATAAACAGAAGCAGCGTAGAACGACCATTTGTCCAGCGAACTGGCAGTTATGTGATTGCCAAATCCATAGCGAGTCGACGTTAAAAGGTCATGCAAGCACCAGGCTGGATCCGATGTCCATTGCGCTGCGCCAAAAGTGCCGTCCCACGTTCCAGAATATGAAATGGCGCCAGTGGTTTGATTGACTGTGCCATTGCTGGGGATCTTGACCTTGATTCCCCTGATGTGATAGCTGCGCGTTGGGATGCTACTGAACTGCTCAGCGTTGACCCTGAGTGCCACCAGCGCCGAGTTGGGATAGCTCAGCTTGGCATAGGCAACTTCCGTGTAGCTGCTCCAGCTGAAGTCATTGACCAGCTTGGCGGTGGTGCTCGCAGCAGTGACCCGGCTCACCCGGATGGCAACAGGAAACGCACCATCAAGGGAGATCAGATACTGCTTCTGGTATTGCTGGGAAGTTCTGCCTCTGATGGTGTCCACAATCGCGTCGGTGAAGCCGCCGCCGTTGTAGGAAACGCCAATCTTCAGCTCAATGGCTGAGCCATCGATGTCTCCGTCGTTCTGGAACTGCTGCAGGGTTGGAACCGTGATCGTGACACCAACAGCATCAACAGACGTGTCGGTGATTGATCTGATGACCGGTGAGCCGTTGGCAACCGTGACACCTACACCAACCTCGTTGGCGATTCCATCAAAGCCTTCAATGAATGCCTGCGACTGCGTTCCGTTTCTGGTATTGACGCTGACGTTCTGGAAGTTGTAGGAACCGCCAGAGTTTTGCAGTGGAGTGTTACCGATGAAAATCGACTTCAGTCCGTCTTTTAGTCCATAGATTTCGCCTTCTGATACAAGGTCGATCAGCTTGGCGTAGGACGTTGAAAACAGGCTGTCAGCAGCTTCTGTTGGTGTTCGCTGTGACGAGGCATTGCCGCTCTTGCCACCGCCACCGCCGCCACTCCCGCTGCCACGGAGCATCGTCATGCCGCAACCTGGATCACGTCAATCCCAGCGCTGATTACCACGGAGCCAACGATGATCTCGCCGTAGCAAATTGGCACCGGAGTTCCTTGCCTGCTGGTGTTTTGAATCGAGCTGAAGCTGTAGTTTTTACGTGGGTCACCGGCCGAGTCCTGGCCAGTTGGGTTCTGTGGCACAGGCGTGAGAAGTTGCGAGACACCACCCAGGACCAGGGACGATCCAACGCCAATGATGAGGCCATAGGCCGTTGGGCCAGCCCATGCCGCAAAGCCTGGGATGAAGCTGGCGGCAATCAAAGCCACGCCTGCGATGATCCGCCCAGCAGCGCCTGCGCCGGCCACGACCGGGGTGATCTTGATCACCTCCCTGCCGACCGGCTGGTTGATTTCGCTGAGCTCAAGGTCATTGTCATCAAGGCTGACCCGGTAGTGCTGCTCATTCATGTGCCGCTCAACTTGCGGGAAGTTGGCCACCAGAAAGCGCACCGCCTCACCAGCGCTGGCAACATCAGCACGAAATACACGCCGTTTCAGGAACCGCGCCAGCTGGCCGTAGACCCTGATCTCACGCATCAGCCCTGTTTGCCCATGCGTCCAGTCTGCCGACCCAGCCGGTGCACTTCTGCAGCCAGCCGCCGTACAGATCACGGCTGCTCAGGCGGTTCGGCCCCAGATGATGCAGCAGCATCTGATCGTCCAGGTAGACACCAATGTGGTTGAGGCCTGTGCCGCTGACACACATGAACACTGCATCACCAGGCTGCATGTCGTCCTCTGACACCTGCTGGAACCCTGCTTCGGTCCAGTGCCGCTGAAACAGCGGGTCAGCTTCGAACTCGGCGTAGGTGGTTGGTCGCTCCCAGTCGGGCAGCGTGAGGCCCTGCTCGGCGTAGTAATCCCGCGCCAGGCTCCAGCAGTCCTGCACACCCCAGACCCACTCACGGCCGATCAGCGGCGCCTGGTAGCCCGAGGGCTTGCAGCCGTCCCAGGCTTCCGTCTTGGGATTGACGATGAACCAGGGCAGCCCTCCCTTCTCGCACGCCACCAGATCAGCCTGGGATGGCGTTGGTGGGGTGACCGGGTGGGAATGGATCACCGCGGCGATCTCACCGGCATCTTCAGCGCTGGCATAGTCGACCGGATCCAGCACAAAGAAGAAGGTGCTGTCGCTGAGGTTGCGGCAGGGCCAGTAGCGCTCACGCCCTTTGACCACCACCACCAGGCCGCAGCTCTCGCGCGGGTCTTCAGCTTGGGCGTGCTCCAGGGCCGCCGCGCGGGTGGTGTCGTTCATCAGTAGTAGCTCGAGCCGACACCAGGAAATGACCCGAACGGCAAGGTGGCATTCGGGCCAAACCGTGCTTTGCAGCTGCTGACCCGCTTGCCGCACACGTCGTTAGCCAGTGTGGTGCTGACGTCGTTCTCGGTGAAGTAGCTGGTGCCGGTGTAGCTGCATTCAGCTGAGCGGTAGCCCCACTGGCAGATGTTGCTCAGGCATTGACGTTTCGGTGCGCGGACTGTGGCCAAGTCAAATGCCGCTGCCAGCTCGAACTCACCATAATCACGAGTCTCGACAGTTTTGCGATCGATGTAGAAGATTTCCCGTGGCCATTCTGAGGTGTTGTCTGGTGTGCCGTATGGGTTCACACCACCAGAAAAGTTGACGGCATCCAGGTAGCGAGCCATGGTGCGTATGCGACTGATTTTTGCACCTTCCAAACCGTACGGCAGGGTCAGCAGGATTGCCGTCATGGTGCCCAGGATGTTCGACACCCGGATCTTTGGCCTGGGTAGCTGGCCGCCTGAATACTCGAAACCATCAGCTTCGATCGGGTAGGCCTGGTAGGTGTTGCCGGCCCAGATGATGTTGCCATTGGTGCCGGTTGCGTTGGCGCCGGCGTGGTAGCGGTACAGGGTGCTCGAGCCGTGCACTGCCGTCGCCAGCTGCAGCTCAAACAGCTCGATGATGGCGCTTGGTGCCATCGATTGCAGCTCAGACGTTGGGGTCGTCATGCCTCAAACACCTCCTTGAATGTCGCCTGGATGGTGTTGAAGTTGCAGGAGCGCATGGTCACCTGCCACTCTTCGCAGACGAACTTGCCAGCAGCACCACGGGGTGGGGTCCAATCAAAGCTGCTGACGCCGCCATTGGTCTCGAAGAAGGTCGTGATCAGCAGGGCCTGGGCGTCAGTGCGTTCTGAGAAGACCAAGGTCCATTCCTTGGGGTCGGTGTTGAGCCCGAACCTGACCCGCTGCTCATAGCCATCACCAGCCTGGAACCTGCGCACCCGGGGCTTGCTGCTCTCGGTCGCTTCGAACGATGGGGTGTAGCTGAAGGTTGCCATGGATCAGCTCGCAAGTAAGCCGCCAGGCCGGCGCTGTTTCACCAGCTCATTCTGAACCGCCCCGGCGATCACTCGCGCCAGTGCGCCGCCCTGGCCGCTGTCTCCCTGCACGCTGGAGCCCTTGGCGTCGACGCTCACGTTGATGGTGGTGGAGCCGCCACCACCGGCGACACCGAGCTTGCCGTCCGCGCCACGACGCAGGGGCATGATTGCTTCGGGGCCGGCTTCGCCCATCAGGCCGATCCCTTTGGCGAAGGGGAACAAGGTGGGCCGGCTGACGATTCCACCCTGCGCGAATGGCTGGATGCCGTTGGCAGCGAAGACCATTCCGTTCGCGGCCATGGCTGGGTTGAACAAGTTGCCAATTGCGCCAGAGTCCTTGACCGGAGAGAAGATGTTCTTGAAAGCGCTGATGGCCTGGTCAATCACCAGCACTTTTAGCAGCTGCTTGGCGACGTCCTGCAGCACCGTCGACGCAATTGTCTGCAGGCTCTTGCCCCAGTTATCAGTGCCGGTGACGAGGAGGTCAAAGGTTTTGGTTAACCCTTGCCCAATCGAATCAAAGATGCCGCCATAGCGCTCGGCAAATTCATTGAGCTTTTGTTGCTTAAGTTCTAACTCATCCATGATTGGCAAGTATTCTTTTTTGATTTCAAGACTCTGGCGTTCTTTGTCAATGATCTTCTGCAAAGCCTCGATCTCAGCCGCGTACTTGTCAACGCCTTTGTTTCTTAACTCTGCCTGCTGCTTTTGGTACAAGATAATTGATTCCTCGCCATCGCTTAACTGCCTGGCCCGGCTGATCCTCTGCTCTGCTAGGCGAGTGCGCTCAAAGCCAAATGTTGACTGTCCCAATGATTTGGCTATGCCAGCTCGCAAGCCGTTAATTGCGCTCCCAGCCTGAGACACTTCAGCATTCTTCTCTCTGGCTGTTTCCAAGGTGGCGCGCTGGTCGGTGTACCGTAAGGCTATAAGCTCAAGCTCTATATTTCGCTTGCGAATGTTTTGGGCCTCTAGTAGTACGTCTACCTGCTTGTAGTAAATAGCCAAGGCTTGCTCGCCAACTCCTTTGAGCTCTGCGTCAGAGATTTCGGCCGCTCCCTTTGCCTGCAGGGATAAGCCCTCCAGCCTTGAGACCTCTTCTAGCCCTTTTAGTTTTGCTTCAAGGGCCTTTGCTTCTGTTAGGCCAAACACTGCAAGCGCTTGACTGCTTTGCAATGCTTGGATTTGTGCATCAACTAATTTGATTCCTTCTTGATCACGATTTTTCTGTAATTGCATTGCATCCGCGCGAGCTTTCTCTTGCGCTTGCCTGTTGATAGCATTTACCTGCGTGCGGTAGTCTGACTCCAGCTTCAAGATTGAAAGAGACTTTTCCTGACTGTTAAGCTTGCTTGCTGCAAATTCGCGCTCAATCCTGTTGTACTCAACAATCTTTTGTGACAGCGCAACCCTTAATTGATCAGTGCGCGAAAGCTCGATATTGGTTTTGAGTGTATTCTTGGCGGCCGTTTCTTGAGCTAGCGCTAGCGCTAGCTGATCTTTCAAGGCATCGGCGCCGCTGCCTTTAAGCAGGGCGTCGATAGTTGGGTCGTCAGTTTTTTTGTTTGACGTTAACCGCTCAGACACTGCCACAGACTCAGGGGTTGGCCTCCCAGTAATGGGGTCATAGGTGATGCCGGCAACGGTGTAGGGCTGTAGCCGTGTGGCAGGCAATGCACCTCCTTGGTATCTCCCCGCGGCTGGTCCTCCATCCTGCGCCTGCGCGCCTATTGCAACCTTTGACCAGTCAATCTTTTGCACTGTATCTAAGATGATTGTCAGAAACTCCAGCGTTCCGGTCAATGCGGGCAGCACTAGCCTGCCGAGCGTGGCAGAGAAGTCTTTCCATGCGTTATCGAATTGCTTTACGGGATCAACGGCCTTCTTTGCCGCATCTGCTGCCTGCGCTGTTTTGCTGTCCATATTCTCTAGGGACTTATTGTAGATCTTTAGCTGGTCATTCGTCAATGACACAACGGCTCTGAATCCATCAATGTCAGGAAAGATTTCCCCGAGTGCTGTTGTATTTCCCTTCGTTTTTAACATTACGTCTTCCAGGAAGCCGCCCAGACCCTTTGCTTGCAAAGCTGCTGCATTGAACTCAATCCCTAACGCTGCGGCTGCTCGCTTTGATTCGTCAGTTGGTTTTATGATGCTCTTTACTGCCTGGGTAAGGCCACTTATAGTCGTCCCAACTGGCGCTCCTTTTGCAGTTAGCGCGCTGATTGCAGCGTTCATCTCCTCAACGGACAGACCAGCAACGGCAAACGTCGGAGCCAGCTGCCCAATGCTCTGTGCATATTGATCAACAACAATCTTGCCGTCGTTTTGTGTCTGCACCATCTGGTCTACAACCTGAGTGACTTTGTCGGCACTCAGCCCGAAGCTGTTCATGATCGACGTAGCGCCATCAGCAACCGTCTTGATATCAGAGAATCCGCCGGTGGCGCCGTAGGTCGATGCCTTCAGGATTGCCAGGACATCGTCCGTCTTGCTGAATCCAGAGCTCAGGATTTCATAGGCAGCTGCACCGGCATCAGCGCTGTTTGACAGGTGGCCCTGCTCCGTCGTCAACTGCCGGATTTTCATCATCAGGTTTTCTGAGTCATCGCTCAGCGTCCTGATTCTCCTGATACTGGCTTCTTCGTCCAGCGCATTCCTGGTTGACGCAACTGCTAGGCCAGCTGTTACCATCACACCGCCGGCCAGCGCCATGCCCGCCGGCCCGCCCGCCATCAGGGGCCCAGTAGCACCACCTATGGCGCCTTCCACCCCACCGCCCATTACCAGCGCTCCCGCTCCCGCGCCCGCCATCTGGCGCCACCCTGCTGCAGGAGCTGCCCCACCCTGCCCAGCCGCTCCCATGCGGGCATTCAGCCTGTCGATGCCAGCCGTGTACAACTCGAACTTCCTCGAGCCAATCTCCACCTCCTGGCGGAGCTGCCGCAGCCGGGTGATCTGCTGCTGGATCGCGTTCAGGTTGTTGCCAACGATGCGTGGCGTGGCTTCCTGCACGGCATTGGCTGCCGCCATCTTGGCTTTCACGCCTTCGATCTGTACGCCAAGCCGGCTCCAGGCCTTGCTGCCGATTTCAACCCGGTCTCTCAGCTGCCCGAGCGCAGTCGCATACGCCTTCATTCCAACGATCGTGTTACCCGTCTCTCGCGCCTGTCGGTTGATCTGAATGTTGAGCTTGCCAAGATCCGCTGTGCTCAACTGTGCGGCCTGCGCCAGCCCCTGAAACCCACCAGAAAGTGCGCGAATATTGCTCGCACCTTGAACGTCGGCGCGGATCTTGAGTACTGCATCCATGTTCATCGCCATGGCTCAGCGCTCCTGTTTGGCGACGAAGGACAGCACAGCGTTTTCCATGATCTGCAGATCTTCCAGCAAGCTGCGGTGATCCGACTCCTCTGAGAACAGCCTAAGCACCCAGGCCACGGCGGAATAGTCCAGGCCGATCAGGCCATTCATGCCGACCCGCCATTGGGTCTGGACTTTCAGGAACATCTCCAGGCTGGCCCAGTTCTCTTCGAACACTTCGCAGTGCTCTGATACCGCTGGTGACTCAGGCAGCACCAGGCCCATCACCGCTGCGTCATCTGGCGTTTCATCAACAGCAACACCGCCGCCGGCCCAGTGCTCAGCGGCGGAAATCAGTTTTTTCGCTTGGCTCCCTGCAGGCTGCCGAAGTAGCTGGTGACGACAGCAGCAGTGACGGTGGGGACATCGAGCAGCTCGGCCTTGGCCTTCTCGGAGAACGGCACCTGCTCGCCGGTGTCATCGGTGATGCCAGTCCAGCCGATCAGGATCTCAATGGCGATCTCCTGGTCGGTGATCATGCCATCGGTTTCCTCGTCGCGCTGAATGGCGCTCAGGCGCTTCTGCACAGCTTCTTGGATCTCGACAATGCGGCTTTGGGGGAGCCGCTTCAGCTCGGCATCAAAGGTGTTCTTCTCATGCCGGCCACCATCGACAGGAACATCGAAGGAGACCGGCCAGGTGTAGGAGCTGGACTGCTTGAGAACAAAGGCCACAGGGTGGAGGCGTGGGGGTTGGTGGTGAACTGCTCAGGCTCAGGAGCCTAACTAGGTGTAGGCCAGCGAGAACTCGTTGTTGCCAGCGGTGGTCGGTACTGCCACAAATGGCACGTTCATCATCACAATCCCATCCTGCTCGGAGTAGGTGGGGGCGGTGATGTCCACCTGACCGGCGGTGAAGGTTACCCTGTTGCCGGCGGTGGTGCCATGCAAGACGGTGAGGTTGCCGCTGGTGTCTGTAGTAGCCAGGTTGAAGAAGTTCTTCGTGGCCATCGTTGGCGCTTCGATCATCACCGATCCAGCCGGCTTGCGATCCGTGATCAGCACTTCCTTGGTGCAGTTCACCAGCTCACGATAGACCGTTTCATTGCTCAGGTTGAACTCCAGGGATTGCAGGCAGAGCGCCGATGAGGAGAAGAAGCTGAACGCTGACGTATTGCCCTGCCTGAATACCAGGGGGGTGGCCTGTAGTGAATAGGTTGGTGTCAGCGCAGTGGCATCGGTTGGCTCGTTGTAGAGCGACGTCAGATCAAACTTCACCGTAGGAATCTGGCCCAGGATGCCGCTCAACGTGAAGGTGCCACGGCAGCCGACAAACTTGTGCAGTACGCCGTCAACGTTCACCCAGATGGTGCAAGACTTGATTGTCGTGCTGGCTGGGTTGTAGGTGACGGAAGTGCTTGCCACGACTGTCGGTGCCAGGGCGCAGCTTTGCAGTACCGCGTCGTACTTGGGAGCAGTGCCAGCTGTGCCAGAGCCAGCCAGCTCCACTTCAAACGACAGGGACGAAGACGTCTTGGCCAGGAGCTGTTCACTGTTGCCGTAATAGGCGCGAAGCAGATCCCTGCTGACAACCTCTGAGTTCAGCGGCGTGACGTCAAGATTGCGAACCAGCAAAGCCTCAGCTCCTGTCGGAGCTGAATCGGTTCCATAGGTGCCTTCGATTTTGACAATGATCAGGCGCCGGCGGCTAAGGAGTGCCATCAGTCAGTACCTCAGGTTCAGGGGATTGGGTTGGCACTGCTGCCGGCTCATCAATGCGCGAGCGTTGGCCAGTTATGGGATTGAGCAGGTAAGACCCGCCCTGACCCCAGAACTCGTCGCTGACGTAGCTCGGCTCAGCTGATGCTGCACCGGCTGGCTCGCTTGGCGTGGTGGTGCTGGCCTTAGCCATGTGCTGGGATTGGCTGAATCGAGCGTACCTAGATCGTGATGTCGTTCACCGCCGTGCGATACCGGATCACCCAGTCGCAGATCGCCACACCGGCGGTGGTGTCGGCGTCGGCCTGCTCCCAGGTGGTGCTGCTGGGGTAAACGCTCATGGTCAGGCTCTGGAGTGCCGCATCGGTCATCAGGCGCTGGTGGATGCCGAGCAGGATCGGATCGGCCAGTTGGTCAGGGATCGGCCCACGGGTGATCACGCCAATGCGAACGATCAGCCGCCAGTCCAACCGGCAGAACGACACACCACCCGTGCCTTCCGGGTCGATCGTGGTCTCGCTAGCTGGTTCGATCACCAGTGCCGGTGATTCGTTGCGACTGACCGCCTCGGCCCTGCTGCGCCAGATTCTGTAGCCCAGTCCAGTAATTCCAGCCACGGCGGCCTCAATGGCCAGGATGATCTGTTCGCGCTTGCTGCTCATGGAGTTGCCCAGGCTTCATTGATGTCTGGCGTGGCGGGGTTGTCAGCGATGAATGAGCCATCGGCTGCTCTGGCGCGGGTCA